CTCAAGATATGTGTTCAGCTTACCTGTAGCTCTGAAATAATCTTTGATAATCTTGTCTGCATCACTTACTTCAATACTTAGAGTATCAGCAAGTTTAAACTTAGACATGCCATAGATTAAACCAAAGTTGACTGTTTTAGCAGCATCACGATAAGATTTACCTCTAAGAAAGTCTGGTTTATCTTTGACTTGTTGAAGAGGTACATTGAATACCATAGATGCTACCTCAGAATGTAAGTCTTTACCATTGTTAAATGCATCAAGCCACAATGGTTCCTGACTACCTTCTGCACATAGTCTAAGCTCCTGCCCACTAAAGTCACAGCTTACCATCTTAAAGCCTGGTCTTGCAATGAAACAATTCCTATATTCTGCTTTAGCTGGGATATTCTGCATGTTAGGAGCTCTTTCTTCTTTAGATCCTGATGTAACACGACTGGTATCTGCTATTTGCCAGAATGATGTATGTATCCTTTGTGTATAAGGATTTACATACTTTAGAAAGTCTTCACCATAAGTTGTAACAAGCTTTTGTTGCTTCTTGTAATCTATGAACTGCTTTACCAGAGGATACTTATTCTGATACTTAGTAAGGAATCTTTCTGATGTACTTTCAAGATCCAATCCTAAGCTTCTAAATACCCTATCTACCTGACTAGGACTAGACCACATTATGTCTATATCCCTCTCATGCTCATAACCTTCTTCTATACCTGCAAACATGTTAACTTGTATTTTGCGTTTCACATACTTATTAAGTAGTGGTTCTTGCCTTACAAGTTCATCAAGTTTATCTGTATAGTCCTTCTCATTGAATTTAGCTTTACTTGCTAGTTCAAGCCATAGTTCTTTGCTGAATCCCATGCCATTGTACTCTATGTCAGCTAGAGCTAAGCATGCATTACATTCATTTTCTACCCAACTTAGAATACCTTTCTGATTGATAAGGTGTAGTTGCTTGTCTTTGATACAAGTAAGACAAGTAACATCCCCTACACCATAAGTAATCTGTTGCTCTGTGAATGGTTCTCCTGACATTTTAGAGAACTGTCCACGTATAGCCTTATTGAGTTTAATGTTGCAATACTTCTCAGCTAAATAGCCTAAGCCCAATGTTCTTACCTCATAACCATTGGTAAGACAAGCTTCTGCCAGCATAGTATCATAAGTATGATTTAGCTCTATGCCGTGAAACCTAAGATACTTGTAGTCAAACTTTAGGTTCTGACCTACTACAAGTATAGATTCAAGATAAGGTTTAAGAAAGGATATGTCTATAGTCCTGACGTCTATCACATAAGATATATCAGCCCAATTGAGCTGAAGCATTAGTATCTTATTAGAATGATTAAACTGACCTTCAGTCTCAGTATCTAGGTTTATTTCTGTGAGCCCTTTTATCCATTCCTCACATTGCTCTGGTGTAGCAAGTTCATAGAGACTTGTCTGGATTAATCCAGCATTCCCTATGAAATAAATCATTCTTCTTTGATTGTTTTTAATCTTCTAAGATAACCAAGCAAAGTGCTAAAGTTCTTAGCTCTTAACACTTCGCTTTTTGTTTGCTCTCCATTAAAGTATTTCTCTTTATCTTCCCGTTTAAAGGCATTCCATTCCTTGCTATAAGGATTGAAATGAAAGAGGTAATCATACAGGATGTTCATGCGTCTTTCTTTTTAGTAGTGTCCCAAAAATAGTCACATTTTAGGACAGAGGTATCATCATCTTGCTTTACTTCTCTTATAGGACTTTCTATAAAGTAAGACTGATATTGTTTATCTGGTTTTGCAGTATGCCTGTAGCATTTCTGTTTGTTTGCACAGCCTTGTCCTCTGCACATTGTAATATCTGGCATTAGTCTTTAGCTTTATTCAAGAATTCAAGGATTGATTTGTCTGATGTAGTAAGCTTATCTAATGCATCTTGATGTCTTTGCATTACTTTCTTAAGCTCTTCTACATTGTTAGAAGTCATTGCTGTAGCAAGTTCATTTATACCATTCTTACGTATCTCATTAGCTGTTTCTTGATTAACAGCTAACAATAAATCTGCAGTTTGATTAAGCTTATCGTAGCTTACTACCTTGAAGAATCTTAATAGCGCACTCATTTTGTTTATGGCTTTATGACTTTAATAATACCTCTGTAATTCTAGAGGGGTATATACCAATGATTTGATCTATGCGATTGTACATAATAATGTTATTCTCTGTTATAGTAAGTCTATTTGCTTCAATAGTAGACTCATATATATCATCATTAGCGAATATACGAATTGCATAGGTCTTTTGTTTACCAGTAGCTGAGTCTTTTACAGCTCTTTCAAAGTCTTTTCTTTGTTCAGATTTAATACCCATTACCTCGTTTTTTGTCTACATCTACCTCTACAGGTGTCTTTACAGGAAAGTAACTACCTAATAATCCTTTACGATTAGTAAAGTATACACATGTATCAGCTTCTTGTCTTTTTTCTGTGTAACATATTACCCAACCTGGATCAGCTGAATGTGCACTATCTACAAAGTACCAATGAAACTTCTCAGGTAATGTCCAATCAAATGTTCTAGACACTACAAGATGTGCTTCACAGAAGTATTTAACTCTGTATACAACAAGATCTGCTTTATTCTTTTTATCAGTTACATAGACTCGTTGAGCTATGCATAAGTTTGTACTAAGTAATAAGATAATAGTTAATAATCTCATTATACTAATCCTTTATTGTTTTATATGTTTCGTTGTAGTATTGTTCTGCTTGGTCATTAGTCCACTGAGTATGTGGATGTTTATCAAATACCCGTTGCCCTTCAATGTGAGCATCCATTATCTGCTCCTTTTCCATTTCTTTGGCTTGATGTTTAATGAATTGAACATCTTCCACATTGTACATATCACCATCTTCAAATCGTTGAAGTAACCATTCAACTGCGGTTTGTTTCTTTTCCATCTATTTGTAATTTTAGAATGTTTATAATGTATTTAGCACCTTCAATCCACCAAGACCTTTTAGAATCGTTGTATAATATTTCATGTTTGCTGATTTCTTTTAGGTCATTTTCATCAGGTATATATATTGAAGCAAACGGACTCATTATGTCATAGTACCCATCATATCCACCGTGAGCTCTATCAATCATTTGCTTTACTTGTTCTTCTGTGTATAGTTTCATGGCTTTTCTATTTCTTCTTTTACGTTTATCCAATAGTTATAACCAATGCTAAAGAATCGACATCCTAAATTCATCTTCCGTTCCTTCGACATAGATTATTATTTCAGTTCCACTACAAAGCAATTTGAAAGCATAAGTTTGATGCTTCTTTTTCATAGCCTTTAACCATTTGACCATTTTCCAATATTTCCAATTAATCATGTGTATAGTTATTTTTGTTTAATAAAGTAATTCAATTTATTGTGCAATTTAATGTTTGTAGTCAGGACAGGACTCGAACCTGTTACAGCTATTTAGGCCATGCGAGCTCATCTGCATACTTAGGCTTTTTGTCTTCTCGGCTCCGGAACCTTACGACTGTAGCGTCACCTTGTTGGCTACCAATTACGCCACCTGACTAACCTGTTTTACTGTGTATGATTTAATGTTTGTACCTAAGACAGGAGTTGAACCTGCACTCTATTTTGTAGAAAGGGATTTTAAGTCCCTCGTGTCTACCAATTCCACCACTTAGGCAATAGTGGGCCCTGTAGGGATTGAACCTACGACATACAGATTATGAGTCTGTCGCTCTAACCTACTGAGCTAAAGGCCCTACTATTAGTAAGAAAAATGTTGCAGATTAATCTGCTGAGTCTTGTATGCCTTACGAGCTACGTCAGGTCTTGTAGGATCTGTCACTTGTTGTGCACAGCCTGTACACAAAACAATAAGTATTACCAAGGCACAGATTCTTTCCATGAGTAGTGTGTGATAAATATACTAGCTGTTGCAGCAATAGCTACTGTAAACCAGAATCTTTTAGCTCTAGTTTTCTTAACTACTTGCTTTTCTAAACCAATATTCTTTGCTTCAAACTCAGATACCAAGTCATTGCAATCATTAATCTGCTTTCTAAACCCTGCTTCTTTCTGTTTATGCAGTTGAATTACAGTATCTTGTTTAGTAATTACCTCTTGCTTGATGTCTAAGCCTTTCTTAAGTAATACAATCTCTTCAGCATAAGAGTCTGCTTTAATTGCATCTTGTATAAGATACAATGTAAGAGTCTTAGGAATGCCTATGATAGTATCGTTCTTAAGAGTATTAATTGATAGTGTCTTTTGGGGTGGTGGTGGAGTCTTTACTTCCGTAGTATCTGTTTGACAAAAACTTGATGATGTCATCAGAAGCATACTTGTTAATAGAATTAAGTTTTGCATTTCTCTTTCTTTTAAGTTGTTGGATTTGAAGTTCATTAGAGGCAAGCAGTGCATTAAGTACACTGATAGAATCATTAAGTGTATTAATCTTAATGTTGAGTGCTTTACGATCAAAGTCATATGCATTCAGTACGACTTGTAGGCTGTCTATGCGTAAGTCATTCTGATACAGCTGTGTTTCAATCTGTTCGTTTGCTTTGTGGTCTTTCTTGTACCACATAAATAGTAGTATACCTAATACACATACTATTACAAGTTTGTAGTCAATTTGCATGGTTATTTATCTGAGTTAAATTCATATTCATTGTCATTGTCACTACTACTATGATTTGATAGATCTATAGAGTCTAATGCATCATGTAGCATGTTTAATGTAATCCATTCAGGGTGTGTATCATCAAGACATTTACCCCAACTTGTAATCTCTACAGATCTTGAACCTGGATGTCCTGGGTTACCATTGTAGTATGTGTGCACCTCAGGCTCATCTACAATATCTGCATCAATCCATACGTGTTCTTCTTCCTGTGTTTCAGGATGGTAGAATACATGCATTATTGTTACTGAATAATCCATTGTTTGTGGTTATTGTGTGGTTTTGGTTGATAAAGATAATAACAAAAAAGTAATAGGGGGAAGACTATCCCTAACTTCCCCCTAATTACTTCTATAGATTGATTATCAATCTATTACTTTACTGCAATATCATTAGCTGCAATTACTCTTGCTGCTGTAGACAGTGCATTTTCATGCTGTACAAGCATGTCAACTTTGTTCATATCCATAGTGAACTCAGTTTGACGGTAGATAGGAAGTTTTTCACCATTGCGGGTTACAAAGAGAACTTCACCATCTACACCAGCACGCTTAGGCTGTTGTCCTTCATAGAAAGGCGTTCCAGCCTGTTCCATTACTACAATCTGACCAGGAATTTCATAGCCTACAGATACATTATTCTTACGAATGAATGTCTGCAAGTCTGCTACTTTACCTTTAATCAGAGCTGATTTGCTCTTAGAGTTAAGCCAGCCTCCATTGCCAAATGATAATCCTTCATTTGCTTCTACACGAATGTAGCCAAACTCTGGATTGTTGTTAGATACTCCGATGATTTCTGATGTGCTGTTAGAAGCAGTTGTTACTTTTACTGTTGACATGATTTTTGTTTTTTGAATTGTTGAACTGTTTGAGTTAATTTAAATTTTGTATTAGATATAGTAATAGTATTACCTTCACTGTGACCAGTCATTAGTCTCTGTTTCATGCCTTGGCTGTGTAGACTAGCTGGATTTAGTTATTCTTATACTATGGTACTACAGATTTGCAGCACGACAAATACCCGTAAGTAATCTGAATGTTATACGGTTATTTTCATACTCTTTTCTACGCCTCATTTGTGCCAATTGTATTGCAGCTTCAATATTATCCAAATAGCATTTTTGCTCTGCACTGTCCTTGGCGGCAAAAGCCTCAATCCAATCTTGAGCAGAATGCCCGTACCATTTAGTACTTGCATTCTGCCGAATCTTTCTTAAAATCTTTAGTTTGTAATTCTCATTGATTCGTGCAATAGGAATATTGTTCCATCGCATCAGGATTTGGGCTTCTGTCATAACTATATCTGTATAATTACTGTGTTACCACTAATTTCTACAGATTTGCAGTTCTTAAATATATAAGTAGTCTGCTTATTACCTAGCTTTTTTGATTTACTAGGTACAGAAGCAGTGCTACTTTCTAATATATTCTTCTTTGTAAATCTTCTGTATGCTGCTGTTACAGAAGAATAGGTACGGCCCGTTTGACGAGCAAATGCAGTGATGTCTTTACCAGATGTAAAGACTGTCTTGGTTAGCGCTTTGCGCTCAGCCTTAGTCCAGGCTTTGTAAATCCTTTTTGGCATGATGTGTAGGATGGTTTGATTGTTAATGGAACTATGTGTGTATTATACTGGTTTCTTCGGTTCGTAGTAAGTCTTAGCCAAGTTGAATTTGAATGGTCTATCATGATCTATTGTAGGTATGTCTTGTACCTCTTCATAATAGTTTACTGTGCGTGTACCTATTACTTTAATAGGTTCTTGCTTTAATTTAATCTGTTCAGTTTCTTCTTTTTCTTCTATTACAGCCTTATTCCATAGTGTATCATGTGTATAGAATAATACCATGTTTAACACTATTGCAAGGAATGGGTAAAATGCATTCTCTGTAAACAGATAAACTGAAATACCTGAGCCTACTGTGCTTATGACAAACAAGTATGCTCCAATAAATCCTTTGATGTAGTTAGATGCTTTGTCCATTGTGAGTGTGTGTAGTGTGTGTTAGTTAAGATGGATGTGTAGAAATCCTAGTTCTTTAGTTTCTATTACTTCTGCTACAGGATAGTTATTCCTGTCTCTTGGTGTACTTCTGACAAACCACAGTAATGTGATTAGTCTAAGATTAGGTTTAGGTTTAACTGGTTGCATGTGTGTGTTGGTTGGTTGATTGGTGGTCCTGCTACGAATCGAACGTAGAATAGATGCTTAGAAGGCAACTGGTATATCCGTTTACCTACAGGACCTTACTATTACTTACGATCGTAATGTAAGCCTACCATAGCAAAGCCTCCCATCATAAGACAGAATACTAATGCTACTATGTATATCTCTAATTCTAATGCACTAAAGAAGAAGAAACTACAAATTAATGCCATTAACATTGATAGAACTGCTTTGCTTGAGTTTGACATGATGTATGTGGGATTTTAGTGAGAATGCTATATTAATGGTATTGAGTAAAATTTAATAGAACGGTTTAAGCCTCACCGTAAAGCTTCTATTGTGTGAAGTCCAATAGATAAAGTCCTGTATCATTCCTGTGCACTCAGTTGTAGTACCAACCTGATATTTTTGCACTCCACATGGTATGGACTAACTCTCATTACTGAGACTGCATATTTCCTGGTCTACAACTGCTCACAAGTGAGTGTGCAAAGAGATTAAATAAACCTAGTATTGTTTCAGCCCGTTTAACTAGGATAAGGCTTTGCACGTTTAGTCTTGCGACTTACAATGAATTGTGCGATACATTGATTTGATGCATGATGAACAGTTTGGTTGGTATGACATGTTCAGGTCATATTATTAAGCATTTGTATCACCTAACAGGTTGGTGTTACATTGGTCTCCGGGTCCACTAGATTGCTCTAGCCCTAATTAAATAGGATGATTAGCCCAACATACAAATGCTATATGAAATAAGCAAAAAGGGTGCACGCTATGTTCGTAACATGCACCCTTCGGACCATAAGCAACCTTACGGTTGCCATACTTTAAACGTCCCATTCTCGTTAGTCTTGTCAACTAACTGATTGAGAACTCTTAAAGCATCCTCCAACTCTATATCAGCCTCTTTAAAACTGACATCAACACATGCCCAAAAGGTCACGTAGTTACCTGTTTCACCTTTACCAAGGTTTTTAAGTTTTGCCTTCGTCATGGCGGGATAGTTTTGGTACAAGATTAGGTGGGGGTGGCTTTTATAGGGTGGATCTCCCTCTAATTCACTTAAAAAAATTAAAAAATTTTTATATTTGTATATGCTACAATTAAATCCTATGATACCTATCTATTCTATTGAGCATAAAATGGAGGGGTATGCTTTTCTTGTAATAGATTATAGTCAGGAGCATGATTTGCTGTTTACCTGTGCTTTGGATAATGGGGAGATATGGACTATATCTAATAAAAAGTTGAGGTTTTGCCACAATCCTAGTTTGGATAGGGTTAAAAATGCTATAGCCCCATAACTTTTTTTTACATTTTTTTGGTGTTTGTAAAAATGAGTATTATATTTGCCCCGCATGTCATGCAAAAGTAGCCCGTAAGCTACTTTTTAATACAAGACTCGTCTGTTAGACCTACTCCTGCACACTTGGAGTACAAAGGCAGACTCTCTTGGGGGTAATAAACCTTGGAATACAAGTGAAAAACCCTTACTGTTCATACGCTTCTTGACTGGGTTAAAGGCTAAGGGTTGATAGAGATGCCTCCAGTATAACGGTAAAAGCTGAAAGGCTCAGACGACTTGAAGGAAAGACAGTAAAATGATGCACGCAAGTGCTTAAAGGATGAAAATCCCAAGGGCATAAGTGTGCAAAAATAATAAAGTTAGAAAAGGTAGATTTTTCTAATTTAGGACAAAGGTGTTGCTTATAGATTAGGTTCTAAAGATACTCATCAACCCAAGAATTAGCCTGACTCTCAATGAGTTGGGCTTTTTCTTTTGTTTTAATGTAGGAAGTCCTTTATATTTGGTGCATGATAACTATCAAAACGCCTAGAAATAAGTTCTTTGTGACTTATTTAAATTGGCTAAATCCTGTACTACATCTTAGTAAGGGGGAGATTGATATACTAGCTGCTTTATTGACTTTGCACTTTGCACATAAGGATTATCCTACTCATGTGCTAGAGGAATACCTGCTTTCAAAGAGTACTTTGGAGGCTATACGTAAGAAGATGAAGATTAATGCTAGGTTATTTGAGAAGTTGCTGCAAGGATTAAAAGATAAGGGACTTATAGAGCCTAATGGGTTAAACCCTAAGCTGACTAATTATCCTAAGGATGGTAAGTTTAGGTTGTTTGTAGCATTTGAGTTTGAGAAATGAAGTTAGAGCTGAAGGAAGTATATGAGGATGTGGCTAGGAAATCAGGAATTTCTAAAAAGGATGTAGAACTGGCGTTTAGGTCTGTCTTTGAGATGATTGTAAGTACTATGCGTGAAGAAAAGGGGCATAATATTATGGTTCCTAAAATGGGAAAATTCGTCGTACCGTTAAGAAAGTTAAAGTATGTCAACACTGAAAGATATGTTCAACAGCTTTCCAGATATAGTGGAAGGTTGGAGCAACCTGATAGTAAGGGATCAGGAGATAGAGGAGAAGGCTTTGAAGAGGCTGATGGTATGTAAGGATTGTGTATCTAATACTACTAAACCTAATGTTAATTTAGGTAGTAGGTGTAGAGATTGTGGATGTGTATTGGAAGCTAAGGCTAGGACTCAAAACGGTAAATGCCCTAAAGACAAATGGCCATTGTAAAACTAGGTGGTGGGACTATTCAGGTAAGGTACATTACGCATCTTACTGGAGAGAAGGATAAGATCATTCGCAGGAATGTGAAAGGTGTTACTGTAATGCACTTGTCTGACGTCAAGCTAGTAGATAATTTTTTTACAGATAAGGGTATTATTGATCTTTCAAGATGTAGGATATTTCATGAGGATATAGGCTGGATGGTATTACAGGAGCCTTATGATGAAATGGTTCATTTAAAGATGGATGGTACTATAAGAGTGACAGGATTTAAACAGAGGTTCTATGGTAGGGTCTCTAAGCCAAAAGTTAAAAAGTGTAAAACAAAACCTAAAAATAATGTCAAACCAAGATCAAGTAACCGTGGAAATCCACGAAAAAATGCGTAAGCACTTTACTCCTATGAGTGACCATATGCTTATTGAATTTGTAGAGAACCTTAAGACTTCAGGTGGGATTTTTCTGCCTGTTAGTTCTGAAGAAACTAAATCTATTGCTCACCCTGTTATTAGTACGGGAGATAAAGTACAGGGCATAGAAATTGGTGATTGGGTTTCTTTGCGTCCAATGAACGTAGATATTTTTAAAATGTATAATAGGAAGTTTGCTCTTATTCGTGACTTTGATGTACTCATGAAAGTAGATATGAATTACATTAAGGATGAGTTGGAGTACAAGCAAGCTATTAAAGACAGTGCTAAATCTATTTTAAACTAAAATGGCTAACGCTTATAATATTATGAACCTACCAAAACCTCCCAAATCTATGGGGTCTAAATCTTCTAAAGAAGGTGAATTTATTTCTTATTTATTGGGCTGCAGTATGCAAGTCCATGTTTATCATTTGTGCACAAAAGGTGCAGGTGCTTTTGCTATGCATATGGCACTTGGTGGTCTTTATGATGCTTTGCCTGACATGGTGGATGCTCTCGCAGAATCTATTCAGGGTAAGTATGGAATCCTGAAGTATGATTATTCTCATTCTGTAGATAGTAATGTAGGTAACGCACTTACTTATGTAAAGAAGTGTCTTAGTTATGTAGAGACTGAGCGTAAAGCTATTTGTTCTGAGACTTATGTACAGAATCAAGTAGATGAGATTGTAGCTCTGTTCTATACTACTATTTACAAGCTGGAAAACTTACAATAAAATGGTTAAGAAAGGTTATACTTTGTATTACTTTCAAAGTATGAGTAGTAAACTCTGGTTCTGGAGACTATTAGGTAGGAAGAACAATGTCATAGCATATTCTGATAAAGGATATGCTAGTGATGTAAATCTTAGGAGAGCTGTTAAGAAGATTAAGGCTTTAAACTTTGATTATATTCTTGTACGTACTAATGGTTTACCTGAACCTAAAGAAGATCTTACTCTAAGATGAAAGTAATAGATTCATGGGATTTACTAGCAAACTTTTGGGAAGTAAATCCACAGCTTAAAGCCCCTGCCCTGTATAATAAGCTTTATATAGAGGACAAATCTAAGAATAAATCCCACTCTAGCAAACTTATGTGGGCAGTGGCTTTTTATGCTGACTTTGAGTCTAAGTATAGGCCTTTATCTGAACCTGAAAGAAAGAAGCTTATAGCTGAAGATGTGTTGAAGGAGGAATCTTTTGACTGGTCTCAGCTTGATAAGTATATTAAGGACTGGGAAAGGTACAAGTCTGTACCTATGAAGCAGATGTCTGAATGGGAAAGGCTTATGAATGAAAAGACTGAGTACATGAAGACTTTAAAGTACTCTGCAGAGACTGCTGATGAAATTGAGAAGAGACTTTTGTCTAACTCTAAGCTATATGCAGAGTATGAAGAGATTATGTCAAGACTTGTACAAGATGGTGAAGCAGGTACTATGCTTGGTGGAGCTATGGAAAGTCTTACTGAAAAAGGAGAGATATAATGTGGGACAATAGGAAGGCATTTGCATTACCATCTGTACCTAAACTGCACCCTCTTAGTCAGGGCTATCTGGATTTCTGGAGGTCTGAGAAAAAGAAGGTTATTGAAGGTGTTTGGATAAATGGAGTATGGTGCCCTCCCCAGTTATATCATTATATTAATTATGCTACTATAGTTCTTGGAGACAAGAAAAGTAGAAAGAAGGATAGGCCTTGGGATCTGGATTATGTTTGGGACTTGGCTTACTATTGGATTGAAGCTAGAGGATTGTCTGGCTTTGAGAAGGTAGGAGATGTAGATGATATTAGGTCTTTCCTTAGGCAGAAGCAAAAAGAAGATTTAGGTAAACCTTTGTATAATAATGAGGCTCAGAATTTGCTTGTCTTGGGTCCTCGTGGTTGGGGTAAGTCTTATTGGGGAGCTAATGTAGCAGCTCATGAGTATTTGACAGACGGGCAGAAAGAGTACACTCCTGGAGAGGTACCAAAAGAAACTGCAGAGATTTTATTGTCTGCTTATAACTCGCCTTATGTTAATGACCTTATTACAAAGATTCAAGACGTACTTAATAATTACCCTGGTGGTATGGAAGTCAATGGTGTATACTATCCAGCACCATTCCTTAAGACTTTGGCAGGAACTTGGGCTATTGGTAAGAAAGCAGAAAACTACTACAAGAAAAAGGTAGGTGGTAAATGGCAGATGGTAGGTACCAGAAGTTGCTTTAAGCCTAGGGTTTACAAGGATAAACCACTTGCAGGTGTGGGTGGTCGTAATACAGTTAAAATAGGAGAAGAAATTGGTCTTTGGGAAAATCTTATTGAGTCACACTTTGCTGACGAAAATACTCAACGCCTTAATAATTATAAATTTGGTTCCACTCTGTATATTGGTACTGGTGGTGACATGGTTGGTGGTGGCACCCTCGCAGCTCAAAAGATGTTCTACGACCCAGAGGCGTATGATTGTCTGGTATTTGAGGATATTTATGAGAACAGAGGAAAGATAGCTTTATTCTTTCCTGCTACTTATACCAAGATTAATTATAAGGATGAGTTTGGTAATACGAACTTTTCATTAGCTAAAGCTGGAGAAGAAGATCAGAGAGAGAAGAAGAAGCTTGCTAAGGATGCATCTGCATATGATGAGTATGTAGTGTATAATCCGATTGTACCTAGTGAGGTATTTCTTTCTAAGACTAATAATATATTCCCTCTTAAAGATCTACAATATACTCTTGCACATATTGAGACTACTAAACTTGCAGATGCAGACTGGGTAGGAGATATAGCTATTACACCTGAGGGAGAAGTTGAGTGGAGGAATAATGCTAAAAACAGACCTATATATGATTTCCCACTTAAAGCAGAAGCTAATACAGAAGGCTCAGTTGTTATATATGAACATCCAATTAAGTCTGATGAAGGCCATATACCTTGGGGACGTTACATCGCAGGTATTGACCCTTATGACCATGATAAGTCTAATTCTGGGTCTTTGGGTTCTATCATCCTGCTAGATAATCTGACAAATAGAATAGTAGCTGAATATAGCGGAAGGCCTGAGACGGCAAATGACTTTTATGAGAATTGTAGAAGATTACTTGTTTACTATAATGCTTTGGCCTTGTATGAAAATGAGAAAAAAGGTGTGTTTACCTACTTTGAGTCATGTGGAGCCCTTTATTTACTTGCTAAGCAACCTAAACTGGTAAAAGATGTAGTAGCATCTAGTACTGTAGACAGAGGTTATGGTATGCACATGCCTATGGAAATCAAAAGGTATGGCGAAGGATTGATTAACAGCTGGCTTAGAAGAACATATGAGGGTGATGTTAAGGTTTCACATAAGATTAGATGCGTACCTTTGCTTAAAGAATTAATTTTATATAATCCTGATGGTAACTTTGACCGTGTAATGGCTTTAATGCTAGCACTTTACCAAAAGGAAGAGATGCGTAAGTATGAAGTACAGGTAGAAGAAAAGGTAAAAACCTTCTTGGACCATGAATTTTTCCACAATGGTATTACCTCAAATAAAAAAATTGCTATAGGGAAGGGACAATTTTTCATGTAAACTATTGGTTAATCCATACTTAAAAAAGTACTTTTGTAAATTGGGTTAATTAGAGCTTCATGGAAGTTGTATATCAAGATAGGGTAATACTACCCAGACAGAAAGTTGCCCGTTCAGTGAAAGAAACACTTGAATGGAAACATAAGTGTGTAGATGCTATTATAGCCTCTACCAAGGGTAAGGATTCTCAAAGGAGAAGGTCTGTTACAGAGAGAAAGAGGAATTATGATCTTATAAATAATAAGATTGATATTACTCACTTTGAGCATATCACTAATCCTTTTAATTTAGGGAAGAACCAGCCTAACAAGTTTCAGCTTCCAGCTACATTACAGCCTTACGACGTCTTATACCCGATTTTTAATGTTCTTTTTGGTGAAGAACATAAGAGATTTTTTAATCCTATAGTACGGGTAGTCAATGAGACAGCAATCACTGAAAAAGAGGAAAGAACTAAAGAACTTATCGTCCAGGCGTTGTTCCAATACCTCATGCAAGGGGTGGAACAAGATCCTAATAACCCTCAACCTCCTCCTGAAGAAGTTCTTAAAGCAGCGCAGATGTCTGCAAAAGACATGCGTGAACTTACAGCTGAGAAATTTCTTTCGTACTACAAGAAAAAATTCCGTTTAAAAGATGTCTTTGCCACAGGATGGAAGGACTGGCTAATTGCAGGCGAGGAGTTTTATAGAGTTGAAGAAGTAGCAGGCGAAGTGTCTGTGAAAAGGGTTAACCCCTTGCAGCTTTTCTTTAAGATTGGTGAGAACAATGATTCTATTGAAGAATGTGATCAGATTCTTGAAGAGAATTACCTAACCGTCAATCAAATTATTGATGAGTTTTATGAAGTTCTGACTCCTGAGCAGATTGATGAACTTGAGAACTACTATCCTAGTGGTATTCCAGGTAATCAGGTAATCAATCCTTTGACTATTAAGGAAGTTGAGACTATCTATCACTTTCAAAACCAAGAAAGTTTTATTGATAGGATTCCTGTGTACAGAGTACGCTGGAAGTCTTTTCGTAAGATAGGTACATTCTATTATATTGACCCTCAGACTGGAGAAGAGCAAAGCTTTACTGTAGATGAGGATTGGAAATGGGATAAAAAAGACCCACAACAGAGAGTAGAATGGTATTGGGTATCTGAGTATTGGGAAGGTGTACGTATTGGTATGGATATGTACATTGAACCTACAATTCGTAGGAGACCTCAGCAGTTCAGGAATATGGATAACCTGTCTAAGTGTAAGTCAGGTTACTTTGGACGTATGTGCTCTGCTACTAATACTCAAAGTACTAGTCTTATGGATAGGCTTGTACCTTGGGTATACCTTTATTTCATCCTTTGGTATGATACTGAGCTAGCCTTAGCTACCAACATGGGTAAGATTGCACTTGTAGATGTATCCATGATTCCTGATGGATGGGAAATTGATAAGTGGATGTATTATGCCCGTGCAATGCGTATAGGCTTTGTTAATTCTCTTAATGAGGGTAACAAGCGTATGGGTATTAACCAGAATATGTCTACCCAAAACAAGGAGCTTAACCTTGAGATGGGTAATTACATTCAGTTTAACATTCAACTCCTACAAGAAATTGAACGAAAAATCCAAAATACAGCAGGTGTACCTCCACAGCGTCTTGGAGCTATCTCTAATCAAGAGCTCGTGGGCAATGTTGAAAGAAGTATTACACAGTCTAGCCTTGTAACAGAAGATCTGTTTAGAATGCACACTTTGACTAAGCTTGACGTATGTGAAGCTATGCTTGAAGTGGCAAAAGATGTTTATAAGGATAAAAGTAAAGCCCTTCAGTATGTTACTGATGATTTACAGACTGTACTTTTCCAGCTTGATGGTATGGAGTTCAATAATGCAGATTACGGAGTGTTTGTAACTGATGAGAACAAGGATATGGAAGTATTCCAAGCTATGAAGGAACATATGAAGTTTGCTCTTCAGAATGATCAGATGGCTTTTCATCAGATTGCAGATATATATACTACTGAGTCAGTATCTGAGATTCGTGCTACTCTGTCTAAATATTATGAAGATAAGCAGCAGCAGATGCAAGCTCAACAAGAGCAAGTATCTCAGATTGAACAGCAGAAGATAGCTGCACAACAACAGATGCATGCAGAAGATATGCAGCTTAAGCAGTATATTGCTGATACTACTAATGAAACTAAGATTCAAGTTGCACAGATTGCTACCTACAACAGGCAGATGGATCTTGATGTAAATGAGAATCTTATTCCTGATCCTCTTGAAATAGGAGCACAAGCTTTAAAACAAAGAGAGCTTGACTCTAAAAACTTTATTGAGAACCTTAAGCTTCAAGCTGATAAGGTTACTAAAGCTAAAGAGCTGAACATTAAAGAGAAAGAGATTCAATCTAAAGAAAAGATTGAAAAGATGAAAGCTGATACAGCCCTTAAAGTAGCTAAGACTAACAAAAATAAATACGATAAGTAATGTTCGACTTTTCAAAACTTACAGCTAGACGTCAAGCTAAATCACAAGGTCAAATAGTTCAACTTGGCACTTTAAACTCTACTTTAAAAGGGTTTGTAAATATTTTTGATACTACAGGAGCAGCTGTTACAAATGTAGCTCTAGATACTTGGACAAAACTTAATACTAATAGTGTTGAAGGATTTACAAGTAATGATTTTATTACTTCTACTAATAGAGTAACTAGTACTAAAAAAAGAAGAATAGTAAAACTAAATCTTATAGTGTCTGTAATATCTGGTAGTAATAATATTATACATATTGCATTTTTTAAAACTGGTAATATTATAGCTTCTACCGAACAAGATTTAACTACTAGTAGTAATGGTGAAATTACTATACCTATTCAAGGTATTACAGAAGTTTTACCAGGAGATTATATAGAAGTGTGGGTAAAGAATAAACAACATACTACTCCTGTTACTTTAAACCATTTTAATGTTATTGTCGCTGAATTATAATGAGTACACAAAATTCTAAAACTAGAGCTTGGGAAGAAATACAGCTTGTAAGAGACATACGTCCTTATAGAATGGCTGTAATTCAAATAGGTTGTGATGGAGTAAATGCTCCTACATATTCTTATGTATTTAATGAATTTGGTAGTTCTGTAGTTACAGGTGTTACTCGTACAAGTCAAGGAGTTTATAGTGTAGCTCTTACATCAGCTGCTTTTAAAAATACAGAGCTTGTGACAGCATCTATATCTTTAGCAGGATCTACTGCTGATCCAGCAGGTGTATCTTACCCACTTATAACTTCTTCTATAAATACTACATTTACTACAGTATTTATTAAAAGTATAGATATGTTTACTGCTAGTACAGCTTTAGATGTTACTGGTAAAATTATTTTAGTAATAAAAGAGTATTACGCTGCAAAATGATAAACGTAAAAACATCTAGACCTTATGATTTTTTTACATTTACTGTAAACTTTACAGGAGCTCAAGCACCTTACTATACTTTTGGTAAAGTGTTAAAAAATACTTTTTCTACTACACCTAATATTACTCTTGATAATAATCTTCTTATTAATGCTGCAGCAATCACTTTAAATAACTATACTGATTTTTATGGGCCTTATGATGTTGTAGAAATAGAGACATCTATTTTACAAAATTCATTCGCTAATAATACTGAAGTAGTTACTAGTTCTTCAAGTTTAAATTTAGCTAACCCTACTCAGTTGTTATTAAGCCTGTACAAACCTGCAGGAGGCACCTTTTTAAATGACTACACAATTAAAATAACACTTAAAAAGTATCTCATCACACCTACATATGCTTCTTATGTACAAACTACTTACGCAGGAGCTACTGTAAATCCTTTAAACTGGTCTAATCTTGTATTCTAATGCCTTACTCATACTCGACTCAGCAGATTAAAGGTTCTACACGGCAAGTAAAATTGCAAATAGTGTTTAGCACTCCGTCTTTTACTCAAGGACAATTATATTATAAAATAGATACTGCTAATCCTGCAGGTACTTATAATACTGCTAACTCTCCTACTACATATAGTTTTACAGCCGTAAATAATTATGGTAATATTTTTATTAACCCTAACCAATATTTAACTTTTAGTTTAGTAGGGACTGGTAGTCCTGCAAGTACTTATGTTAATGTTGTAAATGTTAGTGATAATTTTAAAAGAATAGGTAGGTTTTTAGCAAACGTGCAAACAGGAAGTGGAAGTTTAGACCCTGTTCCTGCTTTAAACTTTTCAGATGATAGTAGCAATACAGGGACAGCTGAGACTAGCGTACAAACTGTATTAGGGTTAAGCCAAGCAATTAATATTAGAGTAGAGTATGTAGAAAGCGGCTCTCCTAATTTTAATTGGACATTTTACGTGTTAAAAAATGGAGATCTTATACCTTTAGTTGATTTAGATACTATAAGTGTTAGCAATGACACTACATTAAGGTTTGTACTAGATAATCCTGAAACAACTGCAACGACACTAGTCGTAACTTTATATAATGAATCTAACAATGATTCTACGCTTGATACTTTTAATTTAACAGCTAGTAATGCAGGACCATAATAATGGCTGATAATATATCATACATCCATAGTAATAAACTTGCCAAACACAATTATAGGTATATTGGCAAGGACGGTACTATTTATATAGGCCAGAAAGATGGACGTCTTGCTAAACAAGAAGTTTCAACTACAGATATAAACTGGGGAGCTATCCAAGGTAATATCAATAATCAGCAAGATCTTACTACATATATAAACAACATTGTAAATAATGTTGTAAATAATATTACTAATAACAATACCACAATAATTCAAGAAGGAGTTGATTATTCCTTCTTATTAATGGGAGCCTAATGCCTAACGTATATAAAATACTTGGTCAGGTACATGCTAATAATGCAGGTCAGTACTATAATTTATATACTGTACCTAATGGAGTGTCAGCTATATGCAGTTCTATTATAGTAACTAACTTAAATACTAGCCCTGCTAAGTTTAATATAGCAGTATGTCCAAGTGGAGTAGCTTCTCCTAATGAGCAACATTTTATTTATTACGAAGTAAATTTACCTATTAATGATACATTTATTGCTACTGTAGGTGTTACATTGGCAGGAGGAGATTCTATAAAAGTATACAGTGATGTAGGTAAAACTGTTACTTTTAATCTTTCAGGTACAGAAATAGTTTAATATGGCACAAGGATATACAGGTAATACAAGTACAGGTGGCAGTGGAGCCATTACTGGATTAACAGGTGATGTTATTGCAGTAGGTGGAGGTGTAGCAGTAGCTGTAATCCCACCAGCTACTGTAGATTACAGCCAAATTCAGAATGTAGCAATTGGGGCATTATTAGGTAGAGGTACTTCAGGTGGTCCAGGATCTATGCAAGAGATTCAACTAGGAGCTGGCCTGCAAATGAATGGTACAATACTAACTGTAACTGGAGGAGGTGGAGTAGGAACTTCTTCTAATGTTTTAATAGATTGTGGTACCTTTACTACACCAAGTAATTATGTACTAATTGATTGTGGTACATTTTAATATCTAGATGTAATGAGTTTAAAAATAAGAAGAGGTTCAGAGTCACAACGACTAGCAGTTACACCAGAAGACGGTGAATTGCTATTTACTACAGATACTAAACAGTTATATGTAGGCTGGAATAACACTCCTGGAGGGTATCTTATTTCTGGAGCAGGTGGACCTGGAGCAGATTTTCAAATTGATTATACTTTAGGGTTACTTACAATTGTAGGTAATGTAATAAATGGATTGAATGATACATTCACTACTTCTACAAATTTTATTGCAAATACTACAAGAGTTTATGTGAATGGTCTAAGAATGGACAGAGGTCAAGATTATAACGAAGCAGGTAATAGCCAAATACAGTTTATTGGTACCGCAGTACCTGCTACAGGATCTAACCTTATAATTGAATATATAAAACTATAATAATTAACATTTAAAAAATAAAAAAAAATGCCAAATACAAAAATACAAGCCGCAAGACAATTTTTTGTAGCTTCAGATGTAAGTTTTGAATCTACAAATGGAACAAACGGTAATTTATTACAAGGTTTAAAAAATCCTTCTGGTGATCTTGATGCAGCAAATAAACTTTATGTAGACTCAGTAGCTTCAGGATTAGATATAAAAAATAGTTGTCGTGTAGCAACTATAGGTACTGAACAATTTATTATTGGAACAGGTGCAGTTACTCAAATCAATGGATTGACTGTAGATGGAATAACTCTATCAATTGGTGATAGGATTCTTATTAAAAATGCTAATACTGGTACTGGAGCAGCATCTCCTAGTAACTCAAATCAACCTGCAAATGGTATTTATAGAGTTACTGCTAATACTACTAACCTTACTGTAACTAGAGATACAGATGCAGATACTAGTGCTGAAGTTACTTCAGGCCTATTTACTTTTATAACAGCAGGTACTACTAATACTGCTTTAGGGTTTGTTTTAATTACACAAGGTACTATTACTCTTAATACTACAGCATTACAGTTTACTCAATTTAGTGCTGCTACTCAAATTACAGCTGGTGCAGGGTTAGGACAAACTGGTAATGCGTTTGATGTAAATATTGTAGCAGGCAGAACTGCTATTACTGGAGATGCAGTAGATATTGCATCAACTTATGTAGGTCAAGGATCTATTACTACAGTAGGTACTATCACAGCAGGTACTTGGAATGGTAGTGTTATTGATGTTCAAAGAGGAGGTTCAGGTAGAAATAGTGCTACTGTTCATATGCCTATTTGTGGAGGGACGAATAGTACAACTGCACATCAAAGTGTAGCAGCTTCAGGAACTTCAGGTCAAGCTTTGATTTACCAAGGTGCAGCAGCAATTCCTGCTTGGGCAGCTTTAAACTTAAGTGTAGGTACAAGTGTTACAGGAATTTTAGGAGCAGTAAATGGTGGTACTGGAAATAGCACTTACACTCAAGGAGACATTTTATACGCTGCTTCTACTGGTACTAGTCTTAGTAAATTGGCTATTGGCGCAGCAGGTACTGTACTAAAAGGTGGATCTAATCCATCTTGGGGTGCTGTATCTTTAACAGCTGATGTTTCAGGTACTTTACCTATTGCTAGTGGTGGTACTGGTTTAAATACTACACCTACTAATGGTCAGCTACTTATAGGTAATACTGCTACTAGTAGTTATGTACGTGCCACTCTTACATCTTCTGATAGCTCAGTAACTATTACTAATGGTAATGGTAGTATTGATTTGACTGTTTCTTCTGGAATAGCTCTTACTGCTGCTAAATTTATTTTTAACGAGGCTCTTACAGGAGCAAATGGTGTAAATACTATCTTTACATTAACACAAACACCTGTACTAGGTAAAGTAATGGTATTTGTAAACGGTGTTTTACAAGCAGGTGGTACTAATGACTATGCTATTGCAGGATCTACTATTACTTTCCAACCTGCATCTATTCCAGCTGCTGGAGATTTTGTAACTGCTACGTACATTGCTCAATAATTTACTTTAAACTTTTAAGCCATGCCTAGTACAGTAATTAGAGGAGCTCAGATTAAAGATGCTGATATAGCTACAGCGGATATTGCAAATAATGCTGTTACATATGGTAAGATACAAGTTACTAGTGCTAACAGTAGATTACTTGGAAGTCCTTCTACTGGTACAACTGTTGGAGAAATTACAGTAGGCTCTGGATTAAGTTTATCAGGTTCTACATTAACTGCTACTGGAGGTGCAGGTAGTGGATTTACTAGACAAATTCAAACTCAAGTAGCAACACTAGTTACTGTTGGTGGTATTGCTGCTAATACTGACCTTTATGTTGTCATGAACAATCCTACTACTGGCACTATCACTCTTCCTTCATTAGCTAATACTACAGGTAATCAGATTGTAACAGTTAAAAGAATTAATGCTTCAGTCAGTATTGTACCTACAGCAGGAGATGCTATTGAGTCAGTTGTAAACTTAAACGTAACTTTGTCTAGACAATTTCAGTCAGTAACTCTTATTCCTAATAACAATACTACTCCTGCTAGCTGGTTTATTATTTAATAACTTATAATAATGGCATATAATCCAATACCCCCAAATGGGCAAGCTACAATGGCTAACTCACAGCCAGTTGTAGTAGCGTCAGATCAAAGTTCTCTACTTGTATCTCCAAGAGTTGTAGGATCTACTCCTGTAACTGTAACATCTAATTTACTAAATAACTTAGCAGCTAACGGTGTTTGGTATAGTAATAGAATAGATATTAGTTATACTACGACAGGAAACAATTATTCAGATATACTTATAGGTATAAAAACATCTGTTGCTAATTTAACACCTACGGGAGAAAAAGCTGCTTATGTATTTATTGTGCCTTGGTATAAAGTAGATAATACTCCTACTTGGATTCCAGCTAGTGTAGGAGCTACTACTGATCTAGGAGCAGGTCAATCCACTTTAGTGACTTTTGGACCTCTTCATAGTGCTAAACTTGCGGCAATTTTACCTGCTAATGCTGGTAGTAATATATTATCTGATGTTATCCTTTTGAGTAATGTATTTGGTAAAAATATGCCTGATGCATTTACTATTCTTATTCAAAACTCAACTGGTATAGCTTTAGGGGCTACTTCGACAATTTCTTATAACAGATTAGTATAAATTAATTACCATGCCAACAACTAGAATTTACGCATTAGGAAGAACTGTAGAAGAAGCAGAAGGTATAGGTCAAAATGGTTATGTAACAGTAAGTTGTGAGCTTACATTTGATATTCCTACATATGGACTATCAGGAGTAAGTGATAAAGACATACTATTAAATCAATTTCCTGAATTTTCAATAGTGACTATTAGTACTATAGACTACGCAAGATTGACTATTCCTATAGTATCAATTACTAAAAACATAGCGCTTACTGACCTGCAGGGTGCTTTAGAAGCTGCTTGGACAGATATTGATACAGAGATTAATGCTTTTACTCCATATAATTTTGACGGTATTATAAAAAGAAAGTGGGATGGCACAACTTGGAGCTATTAAGCCAGGTAGATATAAACCAAATCTTAGCTCAACTATAGATTGGACACATCCTCTTAGTCAAGGGTTAGAGCTTTGTTTACCTTTTAATACTTTATATTCAAATTGCTTTATAGAATCAGTATCAGAATCTAAATATCTTTTAGGTAATACTGTAGGTGGAGCAGCTCCTACTGTAACTTACGGGCCTACAAGTACAGCAGTGAACAGTGGGTTACCTAATGACCCCTCAATAAACTTTGTTACAGGTATTACAAGTAATGCGCTAATTGTAGATACTAATGACACTACTACTACTCTTAGTAATATATCTTCTGAAAAGATATTTACTATGAGAGTAAAATTTTGTTTAAATGCTTTACCTAGTAACCAAAACAGTACTTGGAGATGTTTTTTTTCAAAAGGTAATGCGTTTGAAACTGTAGGAACTGTTAATACTAGCCTTTTTATGGGCATTAGTAACTCTGGTGTAAGAGCTACATTTGGAGCACAGAATAATGGAAATAGTACGTATAATATTAATAGTAGTCAAATTACAGCAGCTACTTTAGGTATAACTGCAAATAAATGGATAGATCTTGTTGTAGTATGGAGACAAAGTAATGCTATTCATGATTGGTATGTAAATGGAAATTTTATCACTTTACAAACTGGAATTACAGCAGTTACTCAACCTGTAACAAATGTAAATCCTATAGTTGTAGGAGGCTATCCTGTTTATAATCCATCTACTAGTATAAGTGCTTTGAATACTACTGCTCCTACATATGCTATGCTTGGAAGAATTAGTAATATTATGTTGTGGTCACGTAGATTAACTGCTAATGAAATTAAGCAGTTATACCAGTTCCCATATACAATGTTTAATAATTAAACAAATAAAACCATGTTAGACAAAATCACAGAATTAAAAGCTAAAGGTTATGATTTGATTGCTCAGTTAGAAGCTGTACAAAAGCAACTAGCTGAAGTAAATCAGCAAATTCAAGAAGAACATAATAGACTTGTTCTTCAAAGCCAGACTACTAATGTAGAGCTAGACCAGTAGCTCTATTAACTCTAACTAAATATTTTAGCCATGAAAAATCTTGTTTACTTAATTGTATTTCTTGCGTTTGTAGCTTGTAAAAAAGAAGCTACATCTATTGAACCTAAAGTTGTTCCAGCTAGTGGCGGTCAGGATGTTATGCCTACAGATGGTACAGAAGTAATGCGAGTTGATTCTAAAGCTGTAGAGTTTACCTCAGTTGAAAAAAGAGGAGGGAATGGGAATGGTAATGGAAATACACCCCCACCACTGCCAGAGTATCAAAAGATTGATATGCCTGCTACTGATTGGAAAGTAACTTGGGATACATCTTGGTGCGGATGGTTAGTAATGAGGTGGGAAAACCAAATTAGACCAGCTAGTACTGCTGATCTAGAAGTTAGTCCTTACAGAATTGTAGTAACCCCTAGGGATTGCCCTTATTCTGCTGATTGCCTTACTAACTTATTCTACATGCGTTATGGTACCAGCTGCATGATGAAGGCTAGCAGTGTTTATGATATGCAAGTAGCATATACCATAAATGATAAAATAAATAGAGTACTTTATTATTATTATAGTACGCCTGTTAGAGTATATACAGGTGTAATGCTTTGTCAGTAAATAATTATGGCTAAACAGATTAAAAGCGGCTCGTCTAAATACCAAAAAAGAGCTAAAGTTAGACGTCCTGGAGTACATAGTAAAAAGAAAAATAGCACTCTAAAAAGCTCTAAAAACTATCGAAAGAAGTATAGTAGACAGGGTAGGAAATAAAAATGCTATAGGAGAGATACAAAATTTTAGTCTATCTATTGTTTAATAGATTTGACTTAAATTAACTTTGTATCTTGTTTATACGTGTAGTTGTAAAGAAGATAAGACATAAACATGAAAATAGAGGAAACCAAACTTGATTTGTCAGTACTTGACAAGATCACCATTCCTGAAGTGGAAGATTTGACTCACTTTGAAACTAAAGTAGAGTCAGAGCAAAAAGAGGAGCTTGAAGAAGCTGCCTTAGAAGAAGTAGAAGGTATTGATCAATTCAATACTGGGCAAGCACAAGAAGAGGAAGAGGAATCTGAATCTTTTAGTAGTTCTGAAAATACTGAAGAAGATCAAGACTCTCTCAAAGAGATTGCAAAGTGGGCCCATGACTTGGGCATCTTTGACTATGATGAGAAAGACTTTCAATCTTCTGAAGAGTATTTTAAAGAGAAGTTCTTTGAAAAGGTAAAAAAAGAAGCACTTGAAACTTTACCTGATGAGATTAAGTACTTGGCAGATGGATACATGAAAGGTATTCCTTTGTCAGAACTTATTAACTCAAAAGCTCGTGAAGAGTCTTACGCTAATCTCACAGATGATGAGCTTAAAGAAGATGAGACTTTGCAAGAGGAACTTGTAGGCCAATGGTTGGCTTTACAAGACCACGACCAAGACGAGATTAAAGAAAAGCTTGAGTCTTATAAGGATGGCTTGCTACTTGAAAAAGAAGCTAAAGTTGCACTTAAGAAGCTTAAAAAGTATGAGAGTTCTTACCAACAACAACTTGCTGCTGAGGCACAACAGCAACAGATGCTTGCTCAAAGACAATATGAGCAGCAGATGGATCAGCTTAAGAAAGACATAGAGTCAGCTGAAAGTTTCATCCCTGGTATCCAATTACAGAAGACTGATAAAGAAAGACTGTTTTCTGCAATTACTAGAAGAGACAGGGAAGGTAAGACTGAACTTGAGCGTAAGATGTCTACTAAAGATATGCAATTGGCAGTAGCTCAATTCGTGCTTCAATTAGAGGGTAAACTAGATGCAGTTGAAAGAAAGGCTTACACAAAAGCTGCTCAAAAGACTAAAACTGTAGTTAACAGTTACCCTGATGAAAGTAATAAAAATAAGAAGATTGATATTAGCGTCGTGCGTAAAGCTATAGATCAGTCTAAAAAACAGTATAAATTCTAATCTAATTCTAATTTTAAAATGAGCGCAACACAAAAACTTAATTCTTTGCAGGTAAGTTATGCCAAATCGTGGGCAGGACTTACCACTGAGAACCACCTATACGCTATTTACCAAAATGACGTACAGCTGGCTTCTGACATTGTAACGGAGGTATTCAACCGTATGGGTTACATCGGTCTGGATTCTTTCCTTTCTAAGTACCCCACTAAACTCTTTGACCATGATGGAGAGTACAAGTGGATGCTTAAAGGTGATAGCCGTCGTGCTATTCCTATCGCAGTAACTTACTCTGCTACTGCAACTCCTGGCATTAACAAAACTACGTTTGAAATTACTCTTACTGAGAAATTTTTCGTAGCTTCTGATTATGTGTCTTTCGATGATGTAGATCATGGTGTACGTATTGAGGATGATGGTCGTCCTGACGGAACTAACTGGGTTTACACCGTACGTCACATGCGTTCAGACTCTGCTTATTTTATTCCTCTTGAACTTTTGAAAGCTGGTCGTAAAGTAGCTAAGCTGTACAATTCAGTAACTAACACTCTGAATGATCAGTATGGTGAGACTCAGTTCAGCTCAATGTTTGAGATGCGTAACCAGTTCTCTACCTTGTCAAAGAAGTATGTAGTACCTGGTAACATGCAGGATCGTCCTTTACTTATCAAGATGACTGGTTCTGAAGGTAAGTCTGTGACTGTATGGACCAAATGGCAAGAGATGGAATTCAACTTCCAGTGGCAGAAAGAGAAGGCTAACCAACTTATGTATTCTACTTTAAACCAGAATACTGATGGTACCTTTACTCAGAAGGCTCCTAATGGTTTCCCCATTAAGCAAGGTGCTGGTCTGCGTGAGCAAATCTCTCCGACCTATAAGTTCTACTACAACACCTTGACCTTGGATTACCTGTTGGAAGTTATGACCAACTTGTCTATCAACATTTTACCTGAAGATGAGCGTGAGTTCTTGATTCTTACAGGTGAAAGAGGAATGATTATGTTCCATAAGCTTGTAGAAGATAAGATTGGTATCCTTATTCCTCTTGGTGATACTGAGCGTATCAAAGGCTCAGGTCAGAACAAAGGACTTGGAGGCCAGTACAAGCAATTCATGGGACCACAGGGTATCAAGATTACTGTAGCCCACATGCCTCAGTATGATGATCCAGTATTGCACCGTATGGAAGCACCAGATGGTGGATACACTGAAAACTATCGTATGACTATCTTCAATATTGGTACTACTAATGGTGAGCCTAACATTCAGAAAGTTGCTCCTAAAGGTCGTGCTGAAGTGAAGTGGTATGTACCTGGTTCTACTACTCCTTTTGGTCCGCAGAATGGTGGTATGGGCGCATCTCCTGTAGATGGCTATGAAATGTACTGCCAGACTACTCAGGGTATTATGTTGAAAAACCCCTTGAGTGCTGCTGAACTTATCATGGATGTAACTTATTAATACGTTCTAGTAGTTCGTTATAAACTATAAACTTTAAAGTGATGGAGAAAAGTGCAGTTGAAAGTAAAGTAAAAGAACAAGTCAAAGTGTCAAATCCTCTCGCTAATATAAACGGTAAATGGTCAGTGAAGCCTTGCAGAAAGTCTTGGCTTCACACCATTAACCCTAACCATGATGGTAACACTATTTTTAGTGGTGCTCAAATCTGGATTGTAGCTGCGAGAAGTGCTTCAAATCCTGATGTTGTAATTACAGGGCTAAGTGAAGAAGAACGTGAAGCTTTTGAAAAAGAGATGTTTCTTCAAGCTGGTGCCTTGTCACCTTACAACCTTAAGTTTTGGGCAGACAAAAAGAATGCTATCAAGATTCCCAAGGATGGTTTGACACTTGATTGTGACAATAACGTAAAGCATAAACTTTGGTTTAAGATTCTCTCAGCCTCTAAGCGTGTAGCTAAGGGCAAAGAAGATTTAGCTGTAAACTCTATAGCTGATGTTCTTCTTTCTTCGGTTGAGCAAGAAGCTAAGTTTGATTCTGAAAAGATCAATACTAAGACTAAGGCTTATGTCAAGTTCAGCGGAATGAGCTTGCAGGATAAGATTAACTATCTTAAAGTATTTAATGAGGGTGCTTCTAAGGTAGACGCTATTACTAAACCTGATCTTATTGAGCAGACTTTAGGTAATATCGTAGAAAATGATCCTCAAGAATTCCTAGACACGTTTGATAATCCTTACTTTAAAGATTATGTTCTTCTTGAAGACCTTTTGAGCAAAAACATTATTTCTCGTAAAGGTGGAAAATTCTTTATCACAGGAGGTATAGAGATTGGCATTAGCAAAATGCAAGTCATTACAAACCTTCGTGCTGATGATTTTCAAGAAACAAAGATTGGTTTAATCGCTAAACTTAATGCTACGAAATGATAATGCCCGTTGCAGATATGCATCAACAGTTCCTGCATTGGTATGACAAGCAGAGTAATTTCTCTGCTCCTGAAGTCACACCAGAGGAGGTTGATCTTTATCTAAACAACGCACAATATCAGTTTATTAAAATACTTACTGAACAGGGACTGGAAAAATCACAGGAGTGGCTGGATTATCTGAAGAACATAACTACAGCATATTCAGTCGCTCCTTTACCAGTTGTTGCTACTAACAAGCCGAATGGGAGATATGTAACTATTCCTAATGTTAGTCCAAATCAGCTGTACAGATTAGCTTTGCTTGAAGAAGCAAGTATAACTTACACAGATTGTGGGGCAAGTGTTACAGCAAGAGTTCCAGTTATTCCAATGACTAGGGATGAATATAATAAAGTAGTTAATAACCCTTTCAAGAAGCCTTGGAAAGAAGAAATTATAAGACTTGTCTCGGATAGTAACAGATTTGAATTAATCAGTTTTCCAGGCAGTGTTATAAACACATATTACTTAGATTATCTAAGAGAGCCTGCTAAGATTACTTACGGTACGCAATACTCTGTTCAAGTTGCTAATGTAGATTGTGAACTAGAGTCTAAAGCTGCTACTAAAGTTGTAGAAATAGCAGTACAACTAGCTCTTAAAACAGTAGGTGATCCAAGGCTTCAATTAGAACAACTTGATCCTATAATTAAAACAATTTAAACCATGCCACTCTTAAATAAAATCAAAATTTATTCTGGGCGTGTAGCCCAAGGCAAAAGACCTGTTGGTAATAATCAACAGGGACGTGCGTCTGATATTAATCCTATTATTGAGTGGGTTAATCAGCGTTCAGATGTTAATACTGCTGCTAATGCAGTAACAGGTAGTGGAACTGCTGCTACAATTAATACAATCAGTGGTACTATTACTACTTCTTCTCTTAGTACTGCTGCAGTTACTTCTGTAACTTACACAGTTACTAACTCTGCTTGCACTGCAAATAGTACAGTTTTAGTAACTATTGCTGGAGGAACTAATAGTACTGGTGTTCCAGTAATTTTGCGTGCTACTGCTGCTGCAGGTAGTTTTACAATTGTGTTCCGTAATATTGATGCAGCTGTTGCTTTAAACGGAACTCTTATCTTTAAATATATTATCCTTTAATTAACCTTTTAAAAATTAAATAAAATGAGCGTATTAAGTGTTCAAAATATTCAAGAGACTTTTGTAGGAAAGAGCCTTTCTCGTACAGCAAGTCTTCAAATTACTAGTCCTGGAACGACTGGTTACATTGCTGATGGAGAAGTAGCTATTCTTACTTCTACTGGAGCTATTGCTACTAACACAGCTACTTATGCTAACTCACCTTTCATCCAAATTGTAGAGCGTGTTGGTAATGAGTTAGTATTTTCTTCTAAAATTTTTGGTAATAGAGTAACTGCTTATCGTGGTAGAGCTGGTGCTCAAGGTCAAGAGCAGATTTACCATATTGGTTACAATGGTTCTGCTGGTAGTCTTGACATTACTTCAGGTCTGGATTTTCAATTGACTGTAATTGAGAATCAGGATGATATGATGTGGGCTGAACAAAAGAAAAAGAATGTAGTAAACGTACCTAACAATTTGGTTACTACTCAACTTGATCTTGCTAAGGCTATTGTTAAGAACCAGATGAAAAAATATATTACTGATGGTTCTTCTATTACTGCTTGCATGTTAAATAATGCAGCTGCTGGCGCAGTAACTACACAAGGTACTACTTTAGGTGTTACACATGGATCTAATTTAATTGTTTATGGCGCAGCACCTGCTGTAAGTACTGTAGGTACATTACTTCGTATTGGTGTTACTGGTAGTACTTATCAAGTAACAGATCCTGTTTACACTATTGCTGGTGCTGGTCCTGTTGCTAATTCTTTCTATTTAGACCAACCTTATGCTGGTCCTACTAATGCTTTATTAGCAGCTACAGCACATGGTTATATTGCTACTCCTGGAGCTTCTTATGGCGTACGTTTTACTGGTAAATCACTTCCTTTCCGTCGTGATTTCTTCAAGTTTAAGCGTGTAGCTTTTACTCTTCAGATGAGTGGTTATGGAGCTACCCCTTTGACTAAGACTCAAGAAGCTCTTTATGGTTATGGAGATGGTCGTCTGGTACTTGAAGAAGAATCATTTAGCAAAGGATTTGAAGGAGCACTCAACCGTATGACTGTTCCCCTGCCTTTAGCTAATGAGATTTTTATGGCTGATGGTTCTACTTCTACTAGTGTCAGTACTGCATTTGGAGATGCTTTCACAACAGCTGCTGCACTTTATGATGCTATTACTATTGAATTTTTCAGTCAAGATCAAGCTACTGTAGTTGCTGTACCTACTATGCCACAGCTTATTAAATTCTTTGGATTTGACGGTGCTGGACAAAATGCTGCTGCTACTAACGGTGTTCAAGTAGTTTTAAATGCTTGGATGGCTACTGTACCTGGTGCATTTGCCAACCTTTCAGTAATGTAATTTTTTAGTGATTTTTTAATTTTCTGTAATTGTTTGAAGAGAAAGAGGGGTGGGGATTTCCTCACCCCTTTTCTCAAAATAAAGTATAATAATTAACTGATGCCTGTAATAAACACTAATCTAGTCTTAGGAGTACATTTATGTCAATCTAGTAATTGTAAGATAATTACTCTTACTGAAACTACTGGTGCTTACAATGTCAGTAATAATCCAGGAGGTTGGGGAGCTCCTAACCCAGAAACTAATTCCTTGGATTCCTTACAGGTAATTATAACTACTCCTGCTAATACTCCCTATACTTTTACTACTATAGCGGGGTGGCCTGATGTTACAGGTAATGTAGAAGCAAATTTTTCAATAGGTAGTAATGGAGCTATTCAAAATAACCCTAATGGTACTACTGCTTTTTCAGATGGTATTTATACTGTTCAATATACTGTTAATGGTACCATAGCTCCTAATACTTATACAGCTACTACTACTCAACAGTTCCTTTTAACTTGTCAAATTAGATGCTGCATTGATAAAATGTTTCATCTTGCTTCTCAGTCTGATTGTACAGATTGTAAGAATGAAAAATTAAGTAATGCTCTTGAAGCAGAAGCTTTTCTTAAAGCTGCTGAATATGCTGCAGCATGCGGCAAAATAGAAATGGCTAAGAAACACCTTGCCAAAGCTCAATGGATTTGTAACACTAAAAACTGCCTTAACTGCTAATGAGTACAAATAATTGCTGTGGAGATTCAGCCGTACAATCCATAAATACATTTATTCCTGGTCCAGCAGGTAGCTCATATTATGTATACGTAGCTTATGCTACTACTGTAAGTAACGTAGGTCAAGGTAATAGCTCTGCTCAAAGCGGCTTTCAACTTACTCAGCCTACATCTACTTCTGCATACTTTGCTATTCTTACAAGTCCTACTATTGTAAACAATGGTAGTCCTACAGCTGTAAACTTTCAAGGATTATGGGCACCTTTTGGAGGAGTTACAGTAAGTGGTATTAACTTAGAGCAGGCACAAGTTCTAGTAGCTAATGGTCCTTTTAACACTGTTAACTTCCAAGGTACTGGATTATCTGGAGTAACTGTTGTAAATGATGCGTTAAATCAAGCTACTGTAGAAATTACTACAGCTGCTTTTATCAAAACATACTATTCACAAATAAAGACTTTAGCTACTAATGGTCAATTAAAACCAGGCTCAAGCTATTGGATTGTGGATGTAGGTGATGGAGAAGGTGCAGGAACTAATAATGCATATAAAGCAGAGTGTGAAGCAAACTATTACGATTTTGCTACACCTAACTTTACAAACTATGCTCATAATGCAGGTATTGTAGTAAGAGCTCTTACACCTAATAAATTAGCAGCGCACGCAATTTATTTAGCAAGAGTACCTAACCCTATAAATACTTCTTTTTTCCAAGCTGGTAAAAGTTATGCCGTTGATACTAGGATTGTAAGTTACAATCAAGTATTTCAATTTACGGCAGGTGGAGTCTTAAATACTGAGCCTGCAGATACTCCAGCTACTTGTACTTATGTACCTAGACAAAATAATAATTATTACGTTTTAGATCCTCAGCTTTGTATTTATGAGCTTGAAAGTGGTACTAGTCCTTATGGTATAGTAAGGGCTCGTTGGGATTCTAAAGGTAATTATGTACGTAACTTAAATCCTAGTTCTACAGGAACTAATGGAAATGAGTTTATGAAAAATGTCTTTAGATGGGGTACAACAGGTATTGTAAGTAACACAATTAACTTCTGGGATGATAGTAACAGAAGACCTGCAAATGATTCTAAACGTAGTCCTGCTTTTCAAGACCAGCTTATAAACTATTGCAACATTGCTAACTTTAGATCTAATAAAATAGATTTAGATTTAGGAGCATCTGATGAAAGTACAAAAACAGGTACTAGGTTTTTTAATATTTACATAGACTCTAAGTCAGATATTCACGGTAATACTTTTAACAATGCTACTATTACTAATATAAATGATTTAACACTTCCTGCTACTAACATACAGAACAATGTAATAGAAAATTCAATAGTAGCTAATACTAATATAAACTCTTTTTTAAATAATAGTATTACAGACAACTCTGTAATAGGAGATTTATATTTTATTAACAGCACTCTTAATTTATTACCTAACGCTACTTTTACTTCTATTCCTACTTCAGGTATATTAAATAACTTAGGAAGTAAAACTTGGGCAGCAAATGGTAATAGTACAACTACTATTACTGTAGCAGGTAGTAATGTAACTATAAATTTTGGAGGTACTGTAGCTAATGCAGCTGTAGGAGATATTGTACATATTCTTTCAGCTCCAGCAGGTAGTAACTTAGCAGTAGGATATTATACTATTACTGCTGCTTCTGCTGGTAGTCCTTACACAAGTATAACTTTTGTAGCATCTGGAGTAACTACTACTACTGGTGCAGTATCAGCTAATTTTTACGCTCCTGCTATATCTACATCTTTTGCTACTTTTTCCAATAATCTCTTAAGTAATACTATTGTAAGAGGGTTAAATAAACAGATAGGTACAGGATGTATTTTTAGCGGTAATACTATTACTAATTCAATCTTAGAAAATTATGCAGCTCATACTCCTACTATAACAGGAGTATTTGATGCTAATAGTTTTTATAGTGACCCAGGAGAAGAGTTTGGAAAGACTAATGGTACTATAGGATTTTCTAATAATAATATTAAATACTCTTTATTCTTAAACAATAAAATAGTAAATACTAGTGGAGCAGCATTTTATAATAACATTATAGAAGGCGCTACTTTTAAGAATAATAATAATATTGCAGCTCCTAACATAGGATTAGAAGGTGCTTTTTACAGTAACTCTATTATTTCTTCAAAAGGACAATATCCTTTAGACGGATTTACTAACTACAGATCTGCTGTAAGTCCTATACAATTTACTAATAACTCTTTTTATAATGGAAGTTTCTTTAGGTTTAACAGCATAGAGAATCAGACTATTATAACAGGTGTTAGCTTAAATACTGGCAGTAATGTAGCAGACTGTAAATTTTTAGGTCAGGAATATCAAACATTTACAGGAGAGTTAACTGCGGCTTCTTACACACCAGGACTATTTCAAACAGTTCTTCAAGCTAATGTACAGTTTAGGAGTGTTACATTTGAAGGTAGAAGTCCTGCACTAGGTGCTATAACTCTTGCAAATGTAGATGAGGCTAAACAGATTACTGGAGCTGGTGGAGGAAATGAAAGTACTGTAATAGGCTCTACATACTTTGAAAATTTCAATTTAAAAGATGTAAGGCTTTTACCTAAAGCTGCTCCTTATAATGTCCTTAAGCCTTTCTTATTTCAAGGTAATCCTAATCCTATTAGAAATATTACTTATGCAGAAGGAAGTGCTGTAAATAGTGTTGTAGGCGGTATTACTTTTAAAACTACTACATATACTCTTACTATTACTACACATCTTCCACATCTTATCAATCAAGCATTTGTAGGATCTACTGTAGCCTTATCTGTAGGATCTTTTACTTCTAATTTTGTAAGAACTGATGCCATAGCTATTGCACAATATCAGACTTTTAGTACTTCTGGATCTTCAGGAGGATTTTTAACTAGAGGTACTGTAACTAATATAATAGATGAATATACGTTTGTAGCTACAATTACAGGGCAAATTTATTTAGGAGCTCTTTTATTACATAGTAGTAACAACGTATTAGATATTGATGGTACTGCTGCCCCAGGTCCTGGACTAGTAGGTACATATAATGATGCTAATGATCCGTCAGGAAATGTTAGGTTTCCTTTTGTATGGTATAGCAACTATGGAAAAGTAAAGCAAACCTTTGTTACTACTAACAACTTTGCTGTAATTGAGCCTAACTCTTTTGATGCAGTAGCTAGGATTTCTATGGCTCCTACTATTCCTGTTCCTAACATTCCAGGGCAAGCTTCTAATACTAATAGATTGTATGCAGCTTGGAAAAACTATGCTACCAGTACAGGTACAGTTAGGTTATACGACTCATCAGTAGATGGAGGTACACTAACTTTACCTCATTATATTGATTCTATATCAAGTACTATAGTATTAGGTACACACCAAACAGCTGCTACATATCAAGTAAGTAGAATTGTAGATATGCCTAACTTATTACCTGTAAGATTTGTAGCAGGTCCAGGTTGTACTGTTCAATTTAATCTTACTCCAGCCGCAAGTATTACAGCTAATAGTATTATAAAAGATAGTGCAGCGGCTAGTTACACTATTACTAGTAGAGTTGTTGCTACAGATAAGTTAATCTATGATGAGCTTATTCTTATGAGAGATGGAGACTTCATCAAGGTTATCAGTAAAATTATCAATCAATAATGGCTAGAACGGCAGAAAATTTCTTAGATGTTATTATGCGGGCTCAATGCTGCGCTGCAGACATGGCTTATAAGGCTTTGAAAGAAGAAATGTTTTTAAAGCCTGATAGAATAAAAACTTTTAATAACGTCAGATATGTACAAGTATTACTTAGAATCTTAAATAGATATTATGATACAGTATATACACTAAATGATACACCTTGTATCACAGAAACAAATATTGAAGATATTATCCAAGAAGTGTTTGAGTTGTGTGACCTCTGCGGATGTTGCACAGACCCTGCGGCAATCAAGAAAGATATAATTTGAAACTAACATTAAAAACACTTAAACACACTATGTCTACAGCAATTGACACTCAAAGTGTCCAGGGTACAATTCTTAGTCTTATGTTACTTGGTATAGCCAAGTTTTTTGAAGCTATAAGCGTAGTAACCTTTTTACAAGGTTCTGCTTATTTCTTTACAGTTGTAGTAGCTATAGACACTCTTACTGGTAATACTATTCAAAAATGGATAGTAAAGAAATGTAAATGTTATGCAAATAAGTCAAAAGGGTCTGGATCTAGTAAAGCGCTTTGAGGGATTCAGAGCTAAGCCATACTTATGCCCCGCAGGAGTGCCTACTATAGGATATGGTTCTACTTATTACGAAAATGGAGTAAAAGTAAAACTTACCGACAGGTCAATAAGTGAAGAATGGGCCGAAGAACTTTTAAGAAGAAACATGGTACATTATGAACGTGGCGTAGATGCTATGACTAAGGACCATGTGAATCAGAATCAATTTGATGCTTTAGTAAGCTTTGCGTATAATGTGGGTCTTGTAAACTATAAGAACTCTACATTACTCAAAAGAATTAATGCTAATCCTAATGATCCAGATATTGAAAAGCAATTTATGAGATGGGTAAGAGCAGGGGGCAAAGTAATCAAGGGTCTGATAACAAGGAGACAGGCAGAAGCAACTCTGTATTTCTCATAATCTTGGAGTGGTTCAGACAATCCTTTGAGTATAGAGGTAAGGCTTCTGCAAGGAAACTTACCGTCTTTATAGCCTTCATTCTTTTAGTAACAGCTTTTGTAGATCATCTGTATACTACACAAACCATACAGGTAGAACTACTGGTAATATTCAGTGTAATAGTGCTTCTTGGACTGGGGTTCCTGACAGCCGAGAATCTAGTACAGATAGTCAGGGGAAGATTTAACCAAAAGTCAATGTATTCAAGCTATGATGAAGACAATTATATCTATCCTACTCGTGTGGACAATCCTGAAGATAGTCCTGAACCTTAGTTACTTAGAGACTCTTAAAGTCACTATTGATAGTGTAAGAGTAGCTATTATGGACTTCTTCTCAAAAGTTTCAAATAGAAAGAAATTTTAATAGCCTGAAAAACAATAATTTACAGAACGGGCTATAATATACGAAATTCTTTTTATATTTGAAAAAAAACTTTAATGATACAAAACGACCAAATAAGGCAGTATATAAGGGAAAACCCTCATGCTTCTACACGGGATGTAGCTCAGCATTTTGGTGTTTCCTTTGATCGTGCCAGAGGGGTTAAAAGAAGACTTGAGGATAATTCTACTGAAGGTCAACAAGTTGAAACCCCTGAAGGTTACAAAGGAGTTTTTACAAAAGGTAAAGTTTGGCAGTTACATGATGGCTCTTGGCGAGAGTCTTTACAGTTTGAAGTAGATTGGTTAGAAAAGTGGGACAAGTTTAAAGAAGGATTTCTTAAAGACTTGACTATGCTTGGGGCATTATCTACTCCTATAAAATCTAAATCTTCTAAACCAGGTGAAGTATGTTTGGAAATAAGTTTACCTGACGCACACTTTGGTAAAGGAGATATAGACACTACTGTAACAAACTTTATAAATACAGTCTTTGTTCTACTTGAAAAAGCTGAAAAGTTTGGAGTGGATAAGATACTCTTACCCATTGGGAATGATGGGTTAAACTCAGAGGGTAAGAGGAAGACCACTACAGGTGGAACACCACAAGAAGATTCTGTAGATTGGCAGGAATCTTTCAGACATTACTGGACTACTATTGCTGCAGTAGTTAAAGTACTTAGTGACAAGTATCCAGTAGATGTAATGATAGTCCCTGGTAACCATGACATGGAACGTATGTTTTATATAGGAGAAGTGCTTGGAGCATTTTTCCGTTCTAATAATAATGTCAAAGTAAATAACTCAGGAGATTACAGAAAGTATTATCAGTATGGAGTAAATATGTTAATGTTCACGCACGGGGACAAAGAAAAAACTGCTACTCTACCTCTTATAATGGCTACTGAACAACCTGAGATGTTTGCCCAAACAAAGTTTAGGGAAGCTCACCTTGGTCACTTTCATAAGGAGATGCTGAACGAATACTGTGGTGTAAAGACTAGGTTCTTACCTAGCATTTGTCCTACAGATGATTGGCATAAGATGATGGGCTACAGCCATCTTCGTGCAGCACAGGCTTACATATGGAACAAGGAATATGGTCTAGAAGGTTATTTTCAAGTCAATATCCATGAAAAACAAGAAGCCAAACACTAAAGGATGGGTAGAGGGTGACCCAGAAGAAGAGGATGAACTCTATGAAAATGATAATATTCAAATAGAACTTCCACAAATCCCTCAATTAAAAAACAAAGCAAGGAAGCAAGTAAAAAAGTTTAAATTAAATGGCAACTCAGAGGGAACTGATCTACGCAGTAAAAAGCATTCTAAGGGGAGGACTTATTACAGATGATGATAAGATTTCTGATAGGCTTGTAGCATTTTTAATAGATGGTGCTCGTGCTGCATTACTTAGACAACAAGTAAATAAAGGTCAAAGCCTATCTGAAAATAACATACAGCATATCAAATGTATGCCTTTAGAATCTGTAGATACTTCTTTAGATCCTAACTTTAATCTGGATTGCAAGGTTTATAAAACACAACAGACTATTCCTAAACCTATTGAGGGTAAGAATAAAGACTTGCTTACAGCTATATCTCCACCTGAAATGGGAGGTATGGGTTATGAGTTTATTTCTTACGCTAGATTACCATACGCTAGGTCTACTAGATTTAAAAGACCTTTAGCTGTACTTTTTAATAGTTATATTTATTTAGTAGATGCCCCTTATACAGAAGTAATTAGTATAGCAGGGGTATTTGAGAATCCTAATGACTTAGCTAATTATGATGATTGTGCTGGAGGAGTATGCTTCAGTTGGGATAGTAACTATCCTATGTCTTCACACTTAGTTGATCCATGTATTAAAATGGTTGTAGAAGAACTTACTCTTAGCTTGAAGGTACAACAGGATAAAACTAATAGTGCTAATCAAGGTATGGAAACTCAAAGTAAAACACAAGAGGGAGGACAATGAGCAGAC